GATATATTTGGTACAACATCCATGTTGTTCTACCAACAATTTTAACTCCTCAGATAGATATTTCTCTGGTAAATAAATCTCACTAGCTTCAACTCTATCCAAGCACAAAGAGAAAGCAGCAGGGTCAATTTGTTTATTCTTTAAACATGCAAAGAAAATCAGATTAACTCCTTTGTACACAAAAGATTTCACGGTACCAAAAACAATTGGCTTACCTACGCTAAGATAGCTTAGATTTCCAAAAGATGTATTATTTTGATCGACAAATACAACAGTTCCATCATTAATCTGAGAATATATCTTCCTTTTCTTGAAGATAACTTTTGAACTTTCAAATTCTCCTGCAAACATCTTCTTTTCTTCCGGATATTTATTCCAAATTGGATCGATAAACCACGTCTTTGTTTTCTTAACAAGGAAAGATACTATCTTATATATCACCCAAAGAATAAAAGCCACAACAGCTTTTGCAACCAAGAGTTAAAGAAAGCTGTGCAATCAACGTTCGATGAGCTTGCTGGATCCTCTCCTGTTTTAATCAATGTATGCAAACGCATAAAGTTGATAACTATGCACATAGCAAAGAACCCGTTCAACCCCAGTAAAACCAAGCAAACAAATACCAATCCATAAACTAAGAATAATGGATCAGTAAATATTCTTCTCAAATAATACCACATAGAGAAATGTTCCTCTGCGTATGCCTCGTATGTTTGTGTTAATGGGGTCTCAGATGCATAATGGTCATTATAATATATTCTACCTTCATGCCATAAAAATGCTTCATGATAATCCATCCAAAAGCTCTGTTTAAAGAAATCAGTAATGACACTCTCATACTTCGTCGGTGGTTTAAAACCAAATTCATGATAGAGCAAAACAAAATCACTTAATTCAGTAACATTCAAAGCCTCAATAAACCATTTAAAGGTACACATGTCACCATTCCTAACTGTTATTCCAGCTCCATCTAAGAAATCACTAACTTGTTTCTCGTTCTTAGTCTTAGAAATCATCATCCAATTATATATCTTTTGATCATTTTTCAAATCCAATGGTATTTGGAACCGTTGAAAACCAGGCAATTGTTCTATATCTATATCCATAGTGGATACATTACCACCACGGTACATATCACTGACTGCATCATAGAACGTCTGATATTTATTCTGATTGTATGCCTTTTCTTGAGACTCATACATCTTCTGTGCTATAATCAATCGTGTGACCATTTGTTCCACAATCATATCAATAGTAACACACTCACGTGGTCCAAAACATGTATGACATGTCTGGACTCCTGTTTCAACTGTTCGATTGTAATACTTGTTTCCTGTAGATAAATGTAAATTTAACCAATCAAAATCACGGTTAATAGTGCCATCTTCAGATGGTGGTGGTGCAGTGCGTCCAGGTTTTAATGAACAATGGACAAACACTGGGAACCTATTTGCCAAAGCATGTGGGTTGCTAATTGTTTTCGACTCCCGAGGGAATGTGTTACAAGACAACATCACATACCGAGCATTATAAGGTAATCCTTTTGATGTTAAATCTGCCTGATATGTTGGTATAGCACGTGGTGAAATATAAGTGATCAACATTGGATGTTCCATATGGTCAGAATTAGTAAAACAGTCATCAATACAATGACCTTCCTGACCTTGTTGGTTTTGATCATATTTATCTCTCAAACTTTGGTTCCATGTCTCCCATCTATCAACATCAGCAAAAGCTTGCAATGTTTCATTTTCTGGGTTTGCTAAATACCTTCTATGTAGTTCTTTCTTTATACGATTTTCCAATTCTTCCATCAGATACGACTTACCTATTTGTGATTCAGCTCCCAAAAGGACCAAACCCTGTGGTACAACTCGATAACCATTAGTACGTCTAACTTGTTCTACAGAAGTTTTCAATTTGCAAAAACGTTGTTGTAAGGTAAATATTGTTGCTGCCATCGATGTTCCAATGAATGAATCCATTTTCTTCTTTGACATATCAACAACACACTTTTCAATCTTTGAACCAAGCTCTTTAAAATCGTTATAAATTGTTTGTCTACAAAATTTTATAGGACAAACAACATTAATTTGTTCGAATTCTTGCATCTTTTTCAACAAATCATCAATTTGATCTTTCATTTCTTTAACGAGACGAGCCCGTGTAGAAAAACCAAAACCGTGTTCCTCTGCAAAATCTTCAATTTCTTCAATCAAATCCTTATAAACAGATGCATTTTTCTTTGTATCTTTAATTACCGAAGCTAAATCAGTTAAACCAAAACCAAGTTTAGTTTTACCTAAAACGGCTAATAATAAGCATGCTATTTTCGTAACACTAGCTTCAGATTGGTAACGATTACATTGGACGGAATCCTCTATTTTTGTCCAACGATCTCGAATACCGTTTATGATTGGTTGCTCAAAACCTAGCAAAGAAGCGAATGAAATGAGATTAGTTGAAAAATCAACCATATCTGATGATCTATATAAAGATGTTACATTTGCTAGCAAACCAGCAGGGTGTTGTTTAACATTCTCTATAATCTTTGCTACACTAAATTCATCTTCTTTGACTTTAAATAAATTAATCAAAGAATCACTCATGTCCTGTAACTTGCCAGAGGTCGTATTCACTTTTTCATCAATAGTGCTCATAGTTTTCTGTACTTGAGCCATCATTTTTATGCAATAATCATTAGATTCAGAAAATTTATGTATTGCATTACGCAAATCTGCAGGTAACGATGTTATGTTATCAAAGACTTGCAACTCTCCTTCACTCATCATTTTTGATTGAGCCATATTAAATCTTTTATCAAGATATAATTTTCCTTTATAGTTGTTATTAATTTCTCGTATATATTCTTCACTTGTAAATTTGTTTGTAATATTGCCACTAACGTGTATTGGCTTCACGATATATTTGTAATAACTTGTGTGTGCTTTAGGATAAGCGATAACCGTATTGCTTTTAAGAATCAGCTAAACTTTTAAGGCGCACAAAATAAAGAAAC